CTCGTCGCCGTCCGCAGGCCACGGATGGGTACTCGCATCAACGATCTTCGGTCGCTGCTCCCAGCGGTCGTCACCGTTGACGCCGACAGCCTTGAGCTTCATCTTGAAGCACAGGTTGCCCGTCTCGTTGCCTTCGTCATCGACCTCGTTGTAGTACGGCGGGGGCTGATCGATGTTGCGATACTGACCACGCTGCTTGAGGTCCTCGACATTGGTGCTGATGACCTTGTCGATCACAGACTTCATCTCCTGCGAGTCGCTGTGAGACAGGATGAGCTGGGTGTGATACACCCCGTCCTCCTTGTGGAACTTCTTGTCTGGCCGATTCAGGTGCGGCCACTTGGCGATGCCGGGCGGGCTCGTGAATCTGGTGTGCTTTTTACGCATGTCGTCTCCTAACTGAAGTAGTACTTCGATTCTAAAACACGTGAAACATCAAGTGTACCTACGGCTGGTGCTTGTGGCAAGTCAATGTGCCCCGGCAGTAGGACGCTGAACTGGTTGTGTAGTGTCTGAAGAACGTTCTCACTGAAGATATCAACAGTCGCCTCACGGACGCACTTGTTGATCGTGTCCATGTCGGATGCTGTCGAAGAGATGTTGTCGTGAACAGTCATGAACGAATGGACGCCCTCATCGAGACACTTGTTGACCGTCAACCCGAGAAGACCACCGAGACCGTCGTACGAATGCACGAGGTTGGCGCAGATCCCGTTGACCGTCTTTCGCTTCGACTGGTTGCCACTCGGCACGTTGATGCGGTGCTGCCGGATCGTCCCCCCGACCACCGTCTTGATCGAGTGAGCCTGCATGTTCTCATAGTGCATCTTGACAGGAAAGCCGAGAGGCGTCACCCATCTCGGGGTGATCTGATTGTCACTGAATACGGCGGCGACAGAGCGCAGCCAGTCCATCACGATCCGTGCTGATGAGACTACTTCACCGATGGACTCCCATATCTTACCGGCAAGGTAGTTGCACGGCGCGTATGTCTCGTCGCCAAACGGGTTGACCTTGGTCGGATCCTTGAGCTGATCATAGAACCACTCAGCCGTGTAGCTGCGACAACTGTAAAACACGGACCCGTACACGAGAGTCATCGTCTGCCGCTTCGTCGTCTTGCGATTGATGCCGAAGTCAATCCACTTCTGGGCGTACGGACTGCTGAGGTCTTGCTGGAGCTTCTGGATCACCAAGTCAGCAACGGACTCGTACGGATCGTTCGGCTTGTCACCAGAGATCACGTTCGTTGCGACTGCTGCGACCGGATCTCGCAACATCAACGCCAGTATCTGGAGCCCCTGCGTCGTCGCATCGACGCCTACAGGCAACGTCGTGACGAACGAGGACCCAGTCGTGTGTAGGTCATGAATCTCGATACAGGCAGAGAGAAACTCCCACGGCTCGTCCGCCTTGACCCACTCCATGTTCCGCTCGGGGTCGCCGCCGACCGCTCTGATCCAACTCAGGTTAGACTCGGTCCAGTCAGAGCGTGCGTCGAACGACAGCTTGTCGTGGCCGTATGCGTTCGCTGCTTTGACATACAGCCAGAACAAACCCCTGTCCGTTATTGGTTTGCCCCGTGAGAACTTCAACATCGCTTTGACCCAGCTCGGCCCCTGCGGTTGAAGGAAGTATGGCACGGGGTAACCCCGCCCTCGGAAGCACATTGAGAACGGGTAGTACAGGGTGCTGTGCTTGAACTTGTCCACGAGGTTCAAGACCTTCATCACTTGCAGACGCTTCGACTTCTTGCGCTCGTTCTCGAAGTGTTGCCGCGCCGCAGCCTTCCTCCACGCACGTCGCGACTCCGCATTCGTCGAGATGTCCTCCGGCTTGTTCGGGATCGGGTCGTTCTCCAGTGACGGGACTCCACCGATTGCGAGGTTGTCGTCCCAGCATCCCTTGAAGACAGCGGCGACCCGACTATTGATCCTGTATCCGGTGCGCTGCAACGCATTCACGGCGCTGTACACTGGCTGCATGTTGCAGTGCGAGATGTCCTCCAGATAGCTCTTGTCCATCGTCTTGACCAGCGCACGGCGACCGAAGCACGTCCCCTGATAGCCGCCGAGGTACGGGTTTGTCCAGTCCACGGGCCGCTCGACCATTGGCAACCAGACGGGTGACATGTACTCGCGATACTCGTGCGAATCCTTCAGCCACTTCAACAAGGACTCGGTCGGACGAATCATCGTGTACGACTTACCCTTCGCATCCGTGCGAGTCTGCACGTCGATGATCCCCGTGGCCTGTCGCATCAACTCGATGCACGTCAACCCGACCGCCGTCGCGTCCTTGCGATTCCACTGGGGTATGACAAGCTCGTGGTACTTGATCGTCCTGTTGATGAACTTGGACTTCGTCTTGTCACTCTTGTACTTGTCGAGTACGCGATTGATATGCTGCCACAGTGCAGGGTGATCATCCTTGATCTTCTTGAACTTGATCTCATCCTCCAGCGTTCGCGCAATCGTCACGGCTGTGCTCGTGATCTTGCGATTCACGGATACGCAGTCGAGAATGCATCGAGCGGTCAGCGCGGCGACGACCTTGGACGGCAGTTGATCGAGATACGGAAGGGCTCGGTGACGACGACCCGGAGCCGTCGCGGCCTTCGCCTTCCAGTGATCAAGCTGATCCGTGAGCTTGTCGATTGACTCAGCCAGAAGATACTGACCGACGCTCGTCGTGGACTCAAGGTTCGTCTCCTTCGCTCGCCGGACCTTCTGATGGTATCGCTCACGGCCAAGCTCCAGCATCTCTTCTTCCAGTCGTCCTTGACTGATCTTCTTAGCCACCCTGTGCCTCCATCGTCTTGATCGCATCCGACAGGTTCTCTGATGTCAGATGTGCGTAGCGCAACGTCGTCTGGAGATCGCTGTGACCCGCCAGCTCCTTGACCACCGCAAGCGGCACCCCTGACTGAACGAGGCGAGAGCAGAACGTGTGACGACACGTGTGCAGCAGGCGGCAGTCGAAGTCGTGAACCTTGCGGAACTCCTTGATCATATCATCGACGCGCTGATTCGTGAACCCGAACGGGTCATCGTAGCCCGCACGCTTGCGCTTCCAGAGGATGTCGTACGCACGCGCAGTGAGCGGAACGGTGCGAGGCTTGCCGTTCTTGATCTTCTCTGGGTCCGAGAGCAGGATGTGCTTCTCGTACGGAGACACGTCCCGCCACGTAAGGCTGAGCGCCTCGCCGCGACGCAACCCGGTGTCGATCAGGAACAGGAAGAGGTCGCGAAGCGCAGGCTGCATCTTCTGGCTCATGTCGAACTCCTCCTTGCGGGTGTAGTACTTGAGGCGACCAGCAGGCTCGCGCTGCTTCGATATGCGAGGCTTGCGGTTGATCACCCCGTTGTCCACGCCGTATTTCATGATCTTACTGAGCACGGACAGCTTGCGGTTGATCGTCGCCGGACTGTTCGTCTCCCGTAGGTGGAGGATGAACGAATCGACATCCGAGGACGACACGTCGCTGAGTTCAGTGTTGTCACCGAAGAAGTCTACAACGGCCTCCATGTTGTACACAGTGACGCTCGCAGACTTCTGCTGACTCCACTCCATACGCCACACCTGATCAGCCGTGTCGCCCACGGTCGTTGGTACTTCTTTCATTGTTCTGCCTTTCTGTGAGAACGCGGTCCCCGCCCAGCGAGAGCTAATTAACTGGACGGGGATCCGCGACTTGGAGGACGATCAGAAGTCGGCGCTGGTCAGCTCGTCGTTGGGACCTCCCAACACCTCGACGGGAGCCAGATTGAACCGCTCGTTGAAGATGCCAGTCAGGCGACTCATCCGGGTCTCCTGAGTCATCAGGTTGCGACCACGGTCGTGACTCGTGAACGCATTCTGGAGCGACCAGAGGTTGCGGTCCTTGAACTCGGGGTGCTCAGGCTCCTCCCAGTGCTTCAGGACCTTGAGGGTGCCAGAGTTCTGGATGACCTGAGGACCGAGCCCCTGCCCCGTCTTCGCGGCCTGCAAGATACACCAGCGTGCGTCGTCATCACTGCACTCCGTGTTCTTGTACTGCTCGATCTGCTTGACCCGGGCCTCGGCCTTGGGCACGAGACTTTTGATCGTGCTGTCGATCATCTCGTGAAGACGCGAGAACGACATGTCGCCATCCGGGTCGATCCCTGTCGTGTGCTTGCGGCGGAACCCGAGGTCGCCGTTGAACATCCCGTTGGTGCAGACTTCTATGCGCTCACCAAGAACGCCACGAGCAGACCTCGTCATGTCGTACGAGTTGATGAATGCCGCCTCCCAAGTCAAACCAGCGTACTCAGGCAGCAGCGGGTGGGCAATCCCGTACATCGACAGGAACTTCCCGTACTCGGCAGGATCCTTGATCTTCGTGTTCTTCGTCGTGCCGGACATGTAGTGGACAGGCTCGCTGAGCGTGAACCCACGATCCGCGAACGACTGCTCAATCATCCGAACGAACACGTCATGAGGCAGCGGCTTCCAACGCTTCGGCCCGAGAACCGGCACGCGAACCTGCGCGATACGCTTGATGTCCACCCGCTCGCCCCAAGATTTGGGGTCGTAGGGCTTAGGGGCAGTAGGCTTGATAGCAACCATTTTGAATCTCCAAGTTTCTCTGCGAACTCAGGGTGCCGCAGTTACCCGTTGTGAAGTGTTGGGAGGTCCCAACGATTAGTGTAGTCTGTTCTTGTCCTCTTTGTACGCCTCATACCCACGCTTGATGAGGTCGAGGACGACAGCCTCGTCGCTCGCTGCTTCCTGAATTGTCTGAGGCATGTTCGTTTCCTCAAGCACTTCAGCCAGCTTGCCACGGATGACCGCGATCTTCGACTTGAGATCGTTGTCGAGGCGAATATAGAACCCTCTTCGGGACGATAATTTGCTCTTTCGAGACTCCATTCGTTTACCCTTTCTAAGGTAAGTAAAAGAGCGGCACTTGGTCACACTGCGGCAACCGCTCACCTCCGCATCTGAAAGACTTTTCAAATACGAATATCACATATTTTATCAGCTTTGATTGTTCTGTCAACCAATGACAACTCGTCGTCAGTCAACATCTCGTCTGACCTCGCATCGTTTCTGAGAAGGCGAGCTACTCGCTGCGCTTCTTCGAGGTTTCCTAACTCGATGTAGTTCTCGATGAGTATCATCCGATTCGTGAATATGATTCGCAGGGTGAGCCTCCTTGCGCGTCCAAAGTTTGAATAGATGCACCCTGACCGTCAGGGATGACCTAGGGATACCAAGAAACTTCGCTATGTCAACTCCTGACATGAACGGGATCAGTAGTTCGTTCGCGACTCCAGCCACGAGCATACGCGCCTCCTTCGCACCGACTGTCCCAGACTTTCTGTAGTCCGACACCGTCAGCCCGTACCGCTTGATGATCGCGCACTCGAACTCCTGAACACGCTTGCGGAGGTCCGCAGGACTCGGCGGTGGATCGTCACCGAGGAACCAGCGGTCTGAAGTTGGATCGTCAGTCACGAACACGTGAGTTCAGCCTCCTGTTGGGAGGTCCCAACGACGTAGCTCTTCGCCGCGTTGCCGTGGACCGTGATCGCGATGCCGGGGACGACCCGAGGCTTGTGACGCATCGCACCCGCACACAGACCACAGTCAGCACACGTGACACGGCGACCCATCTCGGCTGACGACGGACAGACTAGCTCACGCCGTGTAGGCTCCTCACCCTTGGGCATGACACGGAACGTGCGATAGCCGAGAGCCTGCGCGTCCTGCACGTCCTGCTGGGTCTCGCAGGATGCCATGCATAGATCGGAGATGTCAGGACAATCACGCCACTGGTGCGTGTAGCCCGTGAACGTCTTGACATTGGCGATCAATGAACGCCAGACAGACGCAGGGACTGCCGCTGGATCTCCGTACGCACCGAGCCGCACCTTGCGACCTGACACGATGTCGCCCGCCTCGTCGGGATCGACGGACTCGTAGCCTCCCTTCTGGAATGACCGCCAGACAGACGCAGGACCCATGATGTTGACGTAGCATGTCCGCTTGCCACCGTTGGGCCTGTGGATACAGTCGCCACAGATCGCGTAGTC